TAACAGCTTTGCCTAGTGCTGTAGCTGTGAATAATACCCCTAATTTTGATGTAAGACTCTCAAGTAATTTTGGATTGACAAATGATACCTTTACAAAAGTTACATGGAGTAGTGAAACTTTTGACTCAGATAATGCTTTTGCTTCTAATAAATTTACTGTTCCAAGCGGTAAAGCAGGTAAGTATTTGTTTATAGCACACTATAAAGTTGGAAATTCATTAGGATATTATACCTTTAATTATTATAAAAACGGATCTGCTGTAAGTATTGATGGTGGTAGCATAAGTAGAAATATTTACAATTATGCTAATACTGATAATGATTTTTCTTTTCATCATATTGCAATGCTAGATTTAAGTGTAGGTGATTATATAGAAACTTATGCTCAAACAACATCTGGTAGTGGTAATAATGTTTATGCAAATCAAAGTTATTGGCAAGGGTTTAAATTAATTTAACAAAGAAAGGAAAAACAAATGGCACAACTATCAACTAAAATAAAACTTTACGCAGAAGCTAATGGTGTATCTGATGTAGATTTTACTAAAGATGTTTTGTTGCAAGATGATTCAGATGGCAAAGGAGCATATATCAAAGAATGGAACTTAGATATTGCACAACCAACTGATGACCAACTTGCTACATATTCATCTGATGGTGATACATTAGAAAACAACGATACCATAAGAGCTACTCGTAGAGCTGCATATGGTGATATTGGCGATCAGCTTGATGAAATCTATAAAGATATAGATGCTTGGAAAGCTAGAATTGCACAAGTAAAAGCAGATAATCCTAAGGAGTAAATCATGTGTGAATACTGTAACGGTGAATGTATCTGTAGGTAATGCCTTCTCTTTCTGAAAAGACAGAGATAGGATTACCTCTTAAAAATCTTATTGGTTTATTAGGAGCTACAGCAACTGCTGTATGGGCATACTTTGGTATTATAGAAAGGCTAAACAATATAGAAACTAGAGCTACTTTATTTGAAGCTGATCTTGTTAAAAATGCAAGTCAAATACCTATAGATCAAGAACAGTTTATGCTATTAGAATTTGTATCAGAACAAGTAGAAGGTATGTCAGAAGATTTAGAAAATATGGCACATAACAAAGTAAACATTATGAGATTACAAACTGATATGGAAAAAGCATTAAATGACATTGAAGAATTAAAAGATAAGATAAGAGCAGCAAATGGTTACTAAAGTTATTATAGCATTATTATTATTTTCTGGTGGAACTATGATTGAACATACTGTTACTGATGGTGTTAAAGATTGTCTTGAAAAGAAAAGAATAATGGAACGCAATATGCAATCTGATACAGCAAGAATAGCTTGTGCTAAAGTTGAAGCACAAATAGAAACCATAGAAGGTGTTGAATTTATTAGATCAATGAGTAAGGTAAACTAATGGCTACATTATCAGAAGTACAAAAAGAACTTAGATCTGTTAAAAAAGAAGTAAGAGAACTAAGAACACATAACAAATTTTTATTAGATAGACTTGATTTAGCACATGAAAAAAATGCTAAGTTAAGAGAAGAAAAAAACAACATGACTGTAGATGATGTTGTATTGATGCAGAAAGCTAAAGCTGAATATGCTTCGTCTGTAGAAAAATCAATTAGTGAACAATTATCTATACAAGAGAAAGTTCATTTAAACTCATCAGGATTATCCAATGGCAACACAGTCGGAGAAAATAAATAAATTAGAAAAAGATATCCTGTTAATCAAAAAGGATATCGAGATTATTAAATCTAATCATCTGAAACATATAGAAACAGATATTAGTATGATTAAAAAAGTCATGTGGTCTGTAGGATTTTTAGTATTTTCTAACCTACTGGCTTTACTCATGACACAGTTCAATTGAAATTTTACTTAATCATTTTCTTTTGCGTACAGTCTTTAACTAGTCCATTAGAACAAACTTGTGTAGTAGAACCTCTATATGAGAAGTTTAATAGTGTAGGAGAATGTCTTGCATATGTGGATAACTTTAGATACAGTTTAAGAGAGAAAACAGATTTGTACATTACTGGGTTTTGTACACAAAAGGAACACAATGTCATTTGAAGAACTAAAAGATAGAATCAAAAAACATGAAGGTTATCGAGTTGATGTTTACAAATGTAGTGAAGGTTTTGATACTGGTGGGTATGGTCATAAAATTATACCTGGAGAAGATATCCCTACAACAGAAGAAGGATGGAATAAACTATTTGAAAAAGATTTCCAGACTGCTTGTGAAGGTGCAGATCGTGTACTCGGTGATTGTGATATAGATACTACTGCAAAAGAAGTAGTAATAGAAATGGTTTACCAAATGGGTGAAGGTGGTGTATCTAAATTTAAAGGTATGTTATCTGCTCTAAAAGAGGGAAACTATACAGATGCTTCTGATGAAATGATTGATTCTCTTTGGTATCGTCAGACACCAAATAGAGCATCAGAATTAGCATTAACAATGAGGGAGATAGATGTTGCTTAACTTACTCGGTCCAGTTGCTGGTGCTGTATTTAAAACCATAGACAAAGTAGTAGACAATAAAGGTGAGGCAGACAAACTCAAAGCTAAAGTACAAGAGAAAATTATATCTGGTGAACTAGCAGAACTAGAAGGTGCTGCAAAGATCATACAGACAGAAGCACAAGGAGGATTCTTACAAAGAAACTGGCGACCAATTATGATGTTGGTCTTTGCTGGTTTGATGGTAGCTCATTGGTTCGGTTATACTGCACCTAATATTCCAGAATCTGTACAAAATTCTCTGCTTAATATTATCTTAGTAGGTATAGGAGGATATACTATTGGTAGATCAGGTGAAAAAATCGCAGACAGATTTAAAAAAGATAAGTAGATCATACAAGAAGAAATTAAATAACCCTCCTACGGTCCTTAAAACAGGAAATATGGATAAAATTTTGGTCATTTCTGACCTTCATATACCATATCACCACCCTGACAGCTTTTCTTTCCTTAACAAGCTAAAGAACAGATATGATTGGGATAAAGTAATAAATATTGGTGATGAAATGGATTGGCACTCCATCAATGTAAGCCATGTCATTAACCCAGATCTACCTTCGGCAGCTGATGAACTAGAAGTAGGTAAGTTCTGGATGAAAAAACTAGAGAAGATGTATCCAGATATGACTTTACTAGAATCTAATCATGGATCTATGGTATTGCGTAGAGCTATGGCAAAAGGAATGTCTAAGTTCTTCTTGAAAGACTACAATGAAATACTTGATGTATCATCTCGGTGGAAATGGAAAGAGTACCATTGGGAAACTAACAGACTAGGCAGAATATATTTTGCACATCAAGTATCTAAGAACATTGTGAAGTCAGTACAACTTATGTCTGCTTCGGTATGTCAAGGACACTACCACACGCAGTCAAATATAGAGTATGTAGGTAATGACTTTCATTTAAACTGGGGTATGTCAGTAGGTTGTCTTGTAAACAAAACATCTCTTGCTATGGCATACATGAAAATCAATGTAGCTAAACCAATACTATCTTGTGGTTGCATCATAAATGGTGTACCTTACTTAATACCAATGTTATTAAGGAAGGATGGTTCTTGGGATGGGCAAATATACATCTAAAGATAAGAAATATTTTAATAAGATCATACAGCATGGATGCTGCGTACCTGGTTGTACATCTAATTCACCAATGAATGTCCATCACTTACGAGGTTCTCAGGTTCAATTTAAAAGATCTAATCAGCTTGTAGTACCTTTATGTTTTGAACATCATTCGGAACTGACATGGGGTAAGTATAAACCAGAAAATAAGTTTTGGGAATACTATGAATTTGATGCGTTAGAATATGCTAATGAACTGTGTGATTTGTACTTGGCACAACACTAATACTATCTACTTTTTTCTTAATAGATCTACCAATATTCTTTGTACTTCTTTCACCAGTTAGATACATAGCTGTTACTGCAAATGCACAGAATATAGTATCTTTATCATAGCCAAACTGTTTCAAGTAAGTGCTATAATCATTTAGGGTTTCTATTAACTCATCAAGTTGAGATTTAAGTACCATAGGTTATATATATGGCTTTGTTTATATCATGTCAATTCACGAACCAGGAATAATTTAATGGGTTTTCCTGGATGGCTATGCCCTTACATCCCAACCATATATATAAAGGTGCTTATAGTAAGAGGATATACACAAACATATTTTCCTTTCAATATAATTTGATACAGCACCTAACTCAATTCGCCAAGGGCGAGGGATTAGTGTTATTACCCTCATGCTTTCAGCTACAGATATACATTCATCATTTGCCTACTTACAACCACCT